AAAATAATAAATATTTTTAGTTAATCTGAGAACTTAAGGAGAGTATTAAATGGCAACTCCTCAATTATCTCCAGGTGTATTGGTCAGGGAGATTGACCTTACAGTTGGTAGAGCTGATAATGTTCTTGATAATGTTGGTGCTATTGCTGCACCATTTAAAAGTGGACCTATTGAAGAATCAATTCTGATCACAAGTCAGAGTCAGCTTGTTAATGTCTTTGGTAAGCCCCAAAGCAATGATAAGCACTATGAGGATTGGATGGTTGCATCTGAATTCCTTTCATATGGAGGCACTCTCCAGGTTGTAAGAATTGATGGATCAAATCTGAAGAATGCAAATGCTGGTGTATCCATTGCATCTACAAGTCTTAAAATCAAAAACTATGATGATTATGAAGAAAATTATTCAACTGCAAGTGATTTCTTTTATGCATCAAGAGAAGCAGGTGAGATAAACAACAACATCAAAGTCTGCACAATTGATAACTTTGCAGACCAAACAATTGGACTTTCAACCACTAGCCCTGTTGGTGCTGGTGCAACTGTTGGATTTGGTGTTACTGTTCAACTGTCTGCAGTTAACACACCTGGTGCTGGAACAACCACTTCTTTCACTGGTTACCTGAAAGGTATTATCACTGGTGTTACCACTGATACCTCTTCTAACATGAAGAGTTCCATTGATGTAAGAATTGTCTCCAGAGTTTCTGGAATGGCAACTGATTCTGGAACTGAGTATCCTATCACTTATCAGGTAGGTGATCCTGGTAGATCAATTGAAGCTGCTGATACTCTGACATTTGTAGAAGCAACTACAGGTGCTAATGTCAAAACCATTGCTGCAGCAACTGCTGTTGACTGGTATGATCAACAGACTCTTGGTCTTACAAACTCTACTATCTTCTGGAAGAACCTTGCTCCAAGACCTGTAACAAATAATTATGCTGCTTCAAGAAGTGGAAAGAATGATGCAATCCACGTTGTGGTTGTTGATGACTTTGGATCAGTAACTGGTGTACAAGGAAACATCCTTGAGACAAACTTCTTCCTTTCTAAGGCACTTGATAGTGAAGAAGATGGAAATGCTCCAATCAAGAACTACTATAAGCATTACCTTGCAAACAACTCAGCATATATCTTTGCTGGTGCTAATCCTGGTTCAACCTTTGATGCTGTAAGAGGTCTTAACGCTCAGGCAAGTGGATTCTCTTCAGGATATACTAAAGTTACCACTGGTGCTGGTGCTTGGGGTCTTGATGCACAGGGAGTTACTTATAATGTCCTTGGCAATGTAACTTACACTCTTAGTGGTGGTGCAGATTATGGTGCATCTGGTGGAATGGCAGCATCACTTGGTGATGTGTTAACTGGATTTAAACTCTTTGAGAACAAAGATGAAATTGAAGTTGACTTCCTGTTAATGGGATCATCATTCAATGATCAACTTTCAACTCAAGCAAAAGCAAATCTGCTGATTTCTATTGCTGAAGGAAGAAAAGATTGTCAAGCAGTCATTTCTCCACATAGAGCAAATGTTGTTAATGTTTCTAACTCTACAACTGCCACAACAAACATTCTGAACTTCTATTCACAGATTAGTTCTTCTTCTTATGCTGTCCTTGATAGTGGTTACAAGTATGTCTATGATAGATTCAACAATGAATTCAGATACATTCCTCTGAATGGTGACATTGCTGGCATCATGGCAAGAAACAATACTGTTTATCTGCCTTGGTTCTCACCTGCTGGTCAGGCAAGAGGAACTCTGAATAATGTTGTTAAGTTGGCATACAACCCCAACAAGGCACAAAGAGATCAACTTTACAAAGCAAGAATTAACCCAGTCATTAATCAAAATGCCTCTGGTGCTATTCTCTTTGGTGACAAGACTGCTCTTAGCTACAAGTCTGCTTTTGACAGAATCAATGTCAGAAGACTGTTCTTGACAGTTGAGCAAGCACTTGAAACTGCTGCAAATGATCAACTCTTTGAACTGAATGACTCTGAAACCAGAGCAAACTTCATCAACATTGTTGAACCTTTCCTGACTGATATTCAGTCCCAGAGAGGAATTGAAGACTTTAGAGTCATTTGTGATGAAACAAACAATACTCCTGATATTGTTGACAACAATGAGTTTAGAGCTGATATCTTCATTCAACCTGCAAGATCAATCAACTTTGTAACTCTTACCTTTGTTGCTACAAGAGGTGGAATTAGCTTCTCTGAAGTTACTGGAACCTGATTTATTACAAGTAGTCAATAACACAAAGAGGTAACACAAATGGCAAACATCACAACAAAAAAACTTCATGATTTTAAGACACAGTTGAGGGGTGGGGGTGCTCGCCCCAATCTATTTGAGGCTTCAATCCCCTCATTCCCATCAGGCATTGAGGGTGCATCAACCCTCTGGAATGATGCAGCAAGAAAGGACTTTAGATTCCTTTGTAAAGCTGCTCAACTTCCTGCCTCAACTGTTGCTGAGATCCCAGTTCCTTTCAGAGGTAGAATCCTGAAAGTTGCTGGTGATAGAACCTTTGAACCTTGGACAGTCACCATCATCAATGATGAAGACTTTAATCTGAGAAGTGCTTTTGAAGGTTGGATGAATACCATCAATGATCTTTCACATGGTACAGGTTTGACCAATCCTTCTTCATATATGGCAACTGCCTATATTGCTCAACTGGGTAGAGGTAATGCAAGAAATTCAACCTCACATCCACAGAGCAATAAGAATCAACAGGTTCTGAGATCTTACAAGTTCACTGGAATCTTCCCAACTGAAGTTGGTGCAATTGATCTGAGCTATGATTCAACTGACACCATTGAAGAATTCACTGTAACCTTCCAGGTTCAGGACTTCAGAATTGGTGTTGCTGAAGATGGAAGAAGTGATGGAGGATCAACTCCAACATTTAAGTGATATTTTAAGTTGATAAATACTAGGAGCACAGTCGCTCCTAGTATATAATAATGGCAAGATTATTTGGTTTCTCAATTGAAGATAGCGAGAAGCAACCGCCAGGGCTAGTATCTCCAGTTCCTCCTAATAACCAGGATGGGTCTGAGAACTATATTAGCTCTGGTTTTTTTGGTTCTTATGTAGATATTGAGGGAATCTATAAGAGTGAAAATGATCTTATCAGAAGATATAGATCTATGTCATTATATCCTGAGTGTGACAGTGCTATTGAAGATGTTGTAAATGAAGCAATTGTATCTGATACAAATGATTCACCTGTAGAAATTGAACTATCAAACTTGAATGCTAGTGATGGCATCAAGAAAAAAATTAGAGAAGAGTTTAGATATATTCTTGACCTCCTTGATTTTGATACCAAGGCACATGAAATTTTCAGAAATTGGTATATTGATGGAAGACTGTACTACAATAAAGTAATTGATCAAAAGAATCCAGAAGCTGGTATTCAAGAACTGAGATACATTGATGCATCTAAGATGCGTTATGTGCGTCAGATTGTAAGAAAGAAAGGTGATGGTGTTTTCCAAAAACAGGAAAATGCTACTGATCAATTCCAGTTCCCACCCATTGAAGAATATTTTGTGTATTTGGATGGTGGTAAAAAGACTGGATATGGCACACAACAAGCAAGTGGTGGTGTAAAACTTACCAGAGATTCTATTTGCTACTGTACTTCTGGACTGGTTGACAGAAACAAGGGATCAACACTTTCTTGGTTGCATAAAGCAATTAAACCACTCAATCAATTAATGATGATTGAGGATTCTCTTGTTATCTACAGACTTTCTAGAGCACCTGAAAGAAGAATTTTTTACATTGATGTTGGCAATCTGCCTAAAATTAAGGCAGAACAATACCTTAGAGATGTGATGATGCGTTATAGAAACAAGTTAGTCTATGATGCAAACACTGGTGAAATCAGAGATGATAAAAAACACATGTCCATGATGGAGGACTTCTGGTTACCTAGAAGAGAAGGTGGCAGAGGCACTGAAATCACTACACTTCCTGGTGGACAAAACCTTGGTGAGATCACTGATATTAACTATTTCCAGAAAAAACTTTATAGATCACTGAATGTTCCTGAAACAAGAATTCAGGGAGAAGGTGGTTTCTCACTGGGTAGATCATCTGAAATCCTGAGAGATGAAATTAAGTTCTCCAAGTTTGTTGGAAGAATGAGAAAGAGATTCTCTCATATGTTCCAGGATCTTCTCAAGACACAACTTATCCTCAAAAATGTTGTGACTCCTGAAGATTGGGAGTTGATGTCTGATCATATTCAGTATGACTTTCTCTATGATAATCACTTTGCTGAACTCAAAGAGGCAGAACTTACTACTGAAAGACTTAATCTTGCTGCACTTGCTGAACCTTATGTTGGTAAGTATTACTCTAATGATTATGTAAGACGTAAGATCTTACGTCAAACTGACATTGAGATTGAGGAGCAAGATGCATTGATTGAAAAGGAAATTAAGGATGGTGTCATCCCTGATCCAAGTGCAATGCCTATTGATCCAGCAACTGGTCAACCAATGCCACCTGCACCTGGTGATACAACAGGTGGTTTAATGGGTGCAACTCCTCAAGCACCTGAGGTTGATGAGGCAAAGTTTGAAACTCCCAGTGGTGGGGAAATATAAATAAATTTATTGTAACTTATACAACATGGAAGAATTAATGGATCTTTTGGTGAAAGATGAATCACCAACACAAATCAGTGATGCCATCAAAGACATGCTTTATGCCAGAACTGCAGAAAAAGTTCAAACTGCAACTCCTGGAATTATGAATAGTGTATTTGATGGTGAAGAAGTTTCTGCTGAGGTTGAATCACCAGAACAAGAAGAGAACTAAATACATTAACAGGTCTGTTGTAATTAAAAGTAATGGCGAGCGCACTAAAGGCAGTTGGGTCTAATCAAACAATAACCACTGGTACTTCACCAGCATCAA